CCTCGCAAAAAATAGCAAGGAGCTGAAAAGAGACGTCGAAGCAGGTATTTGCCAAGCTAACGTAATCCCAACTGTAGGTGCATCAAATGCAGCTAGAAAAACAGCAGGGTTAAGAACTTGGATAAATACAAACTCTTCTTTAGGTGCAGGTGGAGCAGTTGCAGCACATACTAATGGTGTTCCAACTGGTACTGCAACTGATGGTACTCAAAGAGCTTTCGCAGAGTCTATGTTAAAAGAAGTAATCAGAGAATGTTATGTTGCAGGTGGAAACCCAGACACTATTATGGTGGGTCCATTTAATAAACAAGCTATCTCTGGTTTTACAGGTGGCTCTACTGCTATTAGAGAAGTACCTGCACAAACTATTGTAGCAAGTGTAGATGTATATCAATCTGATTTCGGTACTTTAACAGTTAAACCTAACAGATTCCAAAGAGACAGAGATTGTTTCGTATTAGATTCTGAATTTTGGGGTTTCAATGTTTTAAGACCTTTTGAAAATACTCAACTAGCAAAAACAGGCGATAACACTCACATGTTATTGTTAATGGAAGGTGGCGTTGTTTCAAGAAACGAAGGCGCATCAGGTATAGTTGCAGATTTAACTACTTCTTAATTTTAGGTTAAGTTAAGAATTTAAGGGGGCCTTTATAGGCCCCTTATATTGAAGAGTATTACTCGGAACAATAAGAGGAAAAAATGAGAACTTTAAATGATTATTTTATTATGGGTGGCAATATGACTGCTATACAAACAGCAGATAATGCAAGTCCTGTATGTGTAATTCCTGATAGGGGAAAAATTAAAGATATTATTATGAACGTACATACTGTCATAGATGCAGATACAACTTTTGACATTTTGAAAAATGGTGCAGACACAGGTGTTGATGCAACTCTTCCAGATGCAACAGCAGATGAAAGTGGAGTAGCATTATCAATTGGTAGCGAAATATTAGTAGAAGAAGGAGACGCTATTAATATTCGTAGTAATGGTGAACAAACTGCTTCTTGTACTGCTGACATAAGTTACGTCATTAGAAGATAGGAATATTATGGCACACACATATCAATACAGACCGATCAAATATACAGTACAAGATCATTCAGGTGCAGGAGTTTTAGCAACAGCTATATCTGCTGATGTATATTTGGTTCATGTGTCAACAACAGTTGATGCTTATATTAAATTAGAAGGAACTGCTGCTAACAAAGATGGATTGTTATTGAGTGCCAATGATTCAATAACTGTAAAAACAAGTCCATCTGATAGTGTATCTGCATACGCAACAGCAGCAGGGCAAATTTCAGTAACTGAGCTATCATCATAATGTCAAAGAAATTACCTATTTCAAAAGATATTGTTGATACTAATTTTATTGCCGATGAAAGTGAAGGTAAATTTCACATTGAAAGAACGCAAGATGTTACCCCTGTTATTGAAGAAAATAAAATTAAACAAAGCCTGGGGGAAGGAAAAAGTAAAACAGGAGAATTAAATCATGTTGCTTCTATCCCCTTGGTTATTGTTGAGCAATTAGCAAAACAAAAAATTATGTCTCCTAATGGAGATATATTAGATCATGTTCGTTTTAAAAGATGGTTGAACGATAGTGATAATAGAGCATTTCGAGTATGGACAGGAAGAGTTTAAATGGCATTAGATACTTATTCAAATTTAAAAACGGAGATTGCAAGTTATCTTAATAGAGACGATCTAACAACGAATATAGATACGTTTATTGATTTAGCAGAGTCACGTCATGCAAAAGATTTACGCTTACGTGAAATGGCTGTTAATACAACAACAGACACAGTTGCAGGTACTAAGTATATTTCAATTCCAACAGGATTTTTAGAATTTATTTCAATACAAAATACTTCTGCAAGTCCTCAAACAGAATTGCAATTTATGGCTCCTAATGAATTGAATAGAGTATATATTGATGCAGGAAATAGTCTTCCTGTTTATTACTCCATTATTGGAGATAAAATTTATTTTGGTCCAACGCCAGATAATGCTTACACGATTAACATGTATTACTACAAACGTATAACAGGGTTATCTGACTCTAATACAACAAATGATATTTTAACAAACTATCCTGAATTATATTTGTATGGTTCTTTGTTAGAAGCAACTCCTTTTATACAAAATGATGAAAGACTTCCTGTCTGGGCTAATCTTTTTAATGAAGCAGTACAAAAAGCTAATATAAGTGATGATAAAGGAAAACACTCTTCAACACCTTTGCAAATGACATCAACACAATTTGCTCCTAAGAGAAGAGTTTACCGATGATACCTTTTGGCGAGTTACAAGCTGATTTGCCTACGTTTCAAAACACAGGCGCATTGAAAGCTGATAATGTTTTACCTTTAAAAGTTGGTTATAAATCCTTGCCTGGTTTTCAAGAGTTAAGCACGACAGCATTAACAGGAAATGCTGTAGGTTTATTTACTTCTTTTTCTGGTGGTGGAACAACAAACTATGCAGGAGACGCTACTAAATTATACCAAATGAATAACTCTGGGGAGTTTATTGATAAAAGCAAAGCAAGTGGGTATTCTAACTCAACTACAGAAAATGCCAGAGACTTTTGGGCGTTTACTCAATTTGGTTCTAATATAATTGCAGCTAATAACGCTGATAATATACAAAAGTTTGAAGAAGGGGTTGATACTGCTTTTAGTGATTTAGTTTCTTTAAAAGCAAAATACTTAGCAGTTATAAGAGATTTTGTTGTAGCAGGTTATACTACAGAGTCAGGTACATCATATAACCAACGAGTTAAATGGTCTGGGTTAAATAATTCAACACAATGGACACCAAGTCAAACAACACAATCTGGTTATCAAGATGTTGTTGGAACGCATGGTAACGTACAAGCAATCGTAGGTGGAGAAAGTTTTGGAATTATTTTTTTTGAACGTGCTATTTATCGTATGTCATATGTGGGAACTCCACTTATTTTTACATTCGATAAAATTGCAGACAACATAGGAGCCTTTTCGCCAAGAAGTGTTGTATCATTTGGTAATATGATATTCTTCTTAGCACAAGATGGATTTTATAAACTAACTGGTGGTCAACAATTAACACCAATTGGTAATGGTAAAGTAGATAATTTTTTCTTTGATGATCTATCTTCTAACCTTGATGGTATTTGTGCTGCTGTGGACCCTAACAATAGTATTGTTGCTTGGTCTTATCGTGGTGGTGCTACAGGTTCTACATCATCAGATATAAATAATAAATTATTAATCTATAATTATTCAGTAGATAAATGGAGTACAGGGTCAGATTTATCTATTCAATATTTAGCAAGTGCATCGCAAGAAGCATTTAACTCATTAGAAGATTTAGATAAACTTGGAACATTAGATACATTACCTAAATCACTAGACTCGTATTATTATGGAGAAGGTATAGTAGGGTTAGCAGGATTTAGTGGCGATAAAAAATTTGGAAAGTTTATTGCAACAAGTTTAACAGCAACAGTAGATACAACTGAATTTGAAGGTGCAAAAGGAAGACGTTCAACATTAATTAGTGTCATGCCTATTGTTGATGGTGTTGGAGGGACAACTGTTACAGTAACCCCATTATCTCGTTCTTCACAGTTAGATACTGTTACCGAAGGTACAGCAGTTTCAACACAAAATAATGGTACGTGTCCTATGCGTAGCACAACTCGTTTTCATCGTGTTCGTGTGAATGTAACAGGAAACTTTACAACAATGTCTGGTGTTGAAATAGAAGCTAGGGCAGAGGGCAAAAGATAATGGCACAAAATCAATTTTTAAAAGTACCTTTATCTATGCCAGACCAAGGTCAACATTTACGTTTAGTATCTGGTGCTTTAAACAATACAATAGACGGAAAACTAAATTCCACAGGAAGTATAACTTTGACAGCCAATCAAACTTCATCAACTTTAACTGATGCAAGAGTAGGGGCAAACTCAATCATATTGTTTATGCCTACAACAGCTAATGCTAATACAGCAAAAGCTAACTTGTATGTATCGGCTAGAGCAAATGGTACAGCAACATTAACACATGCAAGTTCAGGAAACACAGATCAAACATTCGGTTACGCAATCTTCGGATAATCAAATAAGTTACGTTCCTCCCCAAGAAGTGGGTTTAATTTGGAAACAAATCGAACCCCTTCTTAACAAACCATTAGAGATAGATGGTTATGCTTATAAACCTAAAGATGTCTTTGACAGCCTTTTAATACAAAAGATGCAGTTATGGATTTCGTGGAATACAAAAACAAACATTGTGGAAGCAGCTATTATTACAGAAATAATAGAATATCCTCAATTACGATCTTGCCGATATTTTTTGGCAGGAGGTACTAATATGAAAGTCTGGTTCAATCCTATGAAGGAACAAATTGAACAATGGGCTAAACAAAACAATTGCCAACGGATTGAGCTAGTTGGACGTAAAGGTTGGGTAAAATGGTTAAAAGACTACAAACAAAAACACATAATATTAATGAAGGAATTAAAAAATGAGTAAAGGAGCAGGTACAGCTAAAACAGTTACAAATACAGAACCACCTGCGTTTCAATTACCTTATTTAACAAAAGGTATGGAACGTGCAGAGGATTTGTATAATGCAACAGGTCCAAATTATTTTCCTGGTCAAACATACGTGGATTTTTCGCCACAAACAAATGCAGCATTAACAGCAGCAGAAAATAGAGCATTAACTGGTTCGCCTTTATTACAGCAATCTCAAAATGAATTATTAAAACAAGCGCAAGGACAATACCTAACACCAACATCTAATCCATTTATTCAAGATTTATACAATCAAATGGCAGGAGACGTTACAGCAGGAGTTCAATCTCAATTTTCGAAAGCAGGACGTTTAGGTAGTGGTGCTAACCAAGAAGTGTTAGCAGGTGCTTTAGGAGATTTAGCAACACAAGTCTATGCGCCTAATTATCAAATGGAACGTCAAAATATGCAAAACGCATTAATGGCAGCTCCACAAATGGCTCAAACAGATTACGATGATATTTATAGATTACGTCAAGTAGGAGCAGAGAGAGAAGGTTTACAAGAAGCAGCTTTGGCTGATGCAATGAATAGGTATCAATACCAACAAATGCTTCCATATGAAAAGTTAAGAAATTATCAAGCTGCAACAGGTGGTTCGTATGGTCAAACTTCTACAACAATGCAACCATTACAACGTAACATAGGAGCAGGATTACTCTCTGGTGGTTTAGCAGGTGCAGAAATAGGAAGTATGTTAGGAATGACAAACCCTGCCTTTGCTATTGGTGGAGGATTATTAGGAGCATTAATGTAATGGGTATTTTAGACATGTTAATGAGTGCAGACCCTATGGTATCTGCAAGACGTAGAGGTATTTTAGAAATGTTAGCTCCCTTAACAGGTAAGCAACCTATTGCGCCTACAATGGGCCAAATAGCAGGAGCAGTATCGGCAGGTTCTAGGCAAGGTAAAAAGAATTTTATGGCTGATCAAATGGCAGAATTTCAATATAAAAAAGCAACGTCTCCTAATGTATCATTTCAAAAAGGTGCAGATAATAGTTTGATTGCAATAAAAACACCTCAATTATTTGACGATGGTAAACCATTAAGTGAACAAGTAGAATTTGAAACAATATCAAAAGGTAAAACTTCACAATCATTTATTATTGGAAATGAAAAAGATGAAGAAGCATTACTAAAAGTAAAACCTGGTTTTAATAGTAATTTGTATAGAGAAGGTACAGTAGTCACAATAGATAAAAATAACAAATTAAGTTTTAGTGAACCATCTAAAAAGGGATTATCACAAGCTAACACAGATAAGAATAATTCAATAACAAACGATAGAAAATTTATAGATAGAGAATTTGCAAAGTATAAAAAAATACAAGGTAATGAAGATTCAACTATGTTAGATTTTTATTCTGAAATGTTAAACAAAACTGCTGCTGATAAATTTAGTGATAATCCAAATTATGTTCCTGAATTAAAAAGAATAATTTCTAATGCTATGAATATGAAAGTTGGAGTAGAAGACAAAGATCTAGATAAATACCAAACAGCATTTGCAGGAGTTAATCTTGATGGCGAAGAGTTAAATGTAGATGTAGCATATGAAATAGCAAATGAAGCATATGGAGATATGACAATAGAGGAAATTATTGCTGCTGCATCAGAAGTTAATAGTTTGCCAAGAGAAGAAATTATCAAACAATTAATCGAGTCAAAAATTATAAAGGCAAAGTAATGGCAGAATTTGTATTGCCTGAACCAAAAGCAAAATCAGATTTTGTTTTACCAGAACCTAAACCTGTCATGCCCCCTGAAAATTTCATGGACGACATGATGAAAGAAGAAGGTTTTCAAGTAGCCGATAAACCTGCTTTTATTTTACCAGAACCAAAAAAATCTTTGTATGAAAATGTTTTTGATACAGTTAAAGCATTAACAGTAGAACCTATTCAAGCAGGAGCCGAAAGATTTATGGAAGCCTATGAAGGCGATATAGGTATTCCTGAAGCTGCTAAAGTATCTGGGTCAAAAGAAGAATTAGATTTTTATGGTTTTTCTACTAATGACTCTTTTAGTCCAACTAATATTGCTAAAAAAACAAATAAAGAATTAATTAATCTTGTTTATGATTCAGGAGATTTCTTTTTACTAAGAACTCCTTTTGCTTTTTTTGCAGGTACAGTAGGAATAGGAGCCGAAGCTGTGGACAATGCAATAGGCGAAGTTCCTGGAGCAAGAGAAGCTATTGGTGCTGTTTTTAAAAGACAAGTAGGCGATGATGATATTAAAGAAGGTATAGAAGGTTTTTTTCATCACTACGCTATAAATAAAATGGCAGGTGGTGGTGGCATGAATGTCATCAAAGCTAAACCAAAAGATCAAGCAAAAATAGAAGTAAATAAATTTGTTGAAAATTTTGAAAGAAACATAGAACAAAACGCTAAAGAAATTGCAAACTCTATTGTTCCTATTGAAATAGATGCTGCTATCAGAAAACCAACAATTGAAAAAGTACAACAGGCTATTATTGAAACCTGGTCTAAAAAGAAAGAGCCAACTATTGACTCTATGACTCCTGGTTCAAAGTATGTTCCTCTTGGAGAAGGTAATTACATAAAGCCAGGTATAGAAGCGAGAGTTGATGCTGTAGCAGATGCACCTAAAAATTTAATTCGAAGAGACGTTGTTCTTCAACAGTTTTTAAAAGATTTAGATTTACCAATAGAGATTGGTGGTAACATGAAAGGGGGAACTCTTGGTTATCATCGTAACTTTCTTAACCTTGATAAACCAGGGGGTGGTGGTGCAATACGATTAAAAAATCGTAATCAATTAGAAGTAGCAGCTCACGAAATTGCACATTATCTTGATAGTCGTATTCCTGAAATATCTAAAAAGTATAAAGAAAAAGAATTTGGAAACGAAATTATAAAAGTATCATATGATGTTACTAATATAAAAGAAGGCTTTGCCGAGTTCATGCGTATATACATGACCGACCCTGCAAAATCACAAAAGTTAACACCTAAATTTTTTGAGTGGTTTGATACACAAGTTCGAACAAATAAACTTGTTGATAGCCAGGGCAAAATGCAAAACATTGGACCTGCTATTTTAAAAGCACAAACTAACTTTTCTAATTGGTACAAACAAAGTGCAGTTGATAGAGCTAAATCTAAAATTGGTGCAGAAGTATTTATTAATGAAGGTGTTGGTACTAAAGCGCAGCAATTACGTGTAGAATTAATTGATAACCTTGAAGGTATCAGACGTTTCGAAGCAGGTATAGATACACAACCTATTATCTATATGAACGCAAGAAAAGCTAAAGGCATGAGTGAAGCCTTGCGTCAAAGTATAAAACTAGGTCCTCTAAGAATAAAAACAAATAGCAAAGGGGAACGTGTTTTTACTATAGATACTAAAGGCGTAAAATTTCAAGATGTGATAAACAAAGTAGGAGGAAAAGATTCTCCTTTTTGGGATTACATAGCAGGTAGAAGAGCAAAATATTTATTTGAACAAAAAGTTAAAACTCCTTTTACTGTTACGGAAATACAAGCTCTTGTTGGTTTAGAAAAAAAATATCCTCAATACAAAAAACTATTTGAAGACTATAAACAATGGTGGGACACTATTTTAGACATAGGTGTTGAAAGTGGTCTTTTTACAAGAAGTCAAATAAGTAAATGGAGAAATGTAGATTACGTTCCATTTAATAGAGTTAATAAAACTTCATCAGGTCCTAAAAGTTCTAAAGATGCTTTTACTATCAAAATGATTAGAGGTAGTGAACGTAATATAGGACACCCATTAGATAACATTATTAAAAATGCTCGTACTATTTTACAAGAAGCTATTAATAATCAAATTAAACTTGATGTTATAAAAAAAGCAGAACAAACAAAAGATAGTGGCAGATTTATAGAAGCTATTAAAGAGAAAAAAAGAAAACAAGAAGTAAGCGTAAGTACAAAAGAAATACGAGATACATTTAAAGAAAATGTTTTAGATGCTTCTAAAGGTTTATTGCCTAAAGAAATGGATTTGCTCATTGATATTGGTTTTGACATGATGGGCGATTTTACTAAAGCATTAGTGCATGGTTTAAAACCAAAAGAACCAAATACCATAGCTGTTTTAAAAGATGGTAAAGTTGAATATTACCGAGTAGCAGACCCATTATTGTTTAGAGGTTTAGAGTCTATCAATCCTAAAAGTAAAGGTTTTGATACATTTATGCAATATGCGTCTATTCCTACACGTATTGGTAGATCATTTATTACGTTAGCAGTTGACTTTATACAAGCTAACTTTGTTCGTGATACGCTTATGTCAGGTATGTTATCTAAAAATGGGTACATACCATTTAAAGATGCTGCTGTTGGTTTTAAATCACAAATATTAAAAGATAAAAATTATAGAGATTGGGTAGCTAATGGTGGTTCCTTGTCTAGTTTTTTTGATACGCAAGGTTTATTTAAAGGACGCTTAGAAAAATTTTATACAGACAAAGGTTTAAATTTTAATAAAGTTATAACGTCTCCTGTAAAATTAGGTCAATGGTTTGAGCAGTTAGGTTCTTTAGTTGAAAACGCATCAAGAGTAGGCGAGTTTGCTAAAGCTAGAAAAAAAGGAAAAAGTGAAACAAAAGCTGCTTTTGAAAGTAGAGAAATTTCAACAGACTTTTCTATGCGAGGTGCATATGACAAATGGTATGGACAAACAGCGCAGTTTTTTATGGAAATGGGTTTATTTATTAGACCTGCTGTTCTTGGTGGCGATAGAGTATATCGTGGTTTAGTAAAAGATTCTAACAGAGGTAAGGTAGCAGCTAAATTAGGAATAGGAGCAGGTATGTCAATGGTACTTGCTGAAATGAATAGAACTAATCCTTTGTATGAAAACATGGAAGATTGGGACAGAGACTCTCATTGGCATTTTTTTATACCAACAGAAAATTTAAAACAATTTGTTATAGAAAATGGAAGAGTGCCTTCAACTTTGGAAGAAGTGTACGGATATAATGAAGCAACACAAATGTTTGATAAACCAATGTATGAACATTGGAGACTTCCTAAACTATGGGAGCCAGGGGCAGTTATGTCAATTGCTGAAAGAGCATGGATAAATTTTCAAGATAATAATAATTTCCAAACTGCTCTTGATGCTAAAAGAATAATATTTGAAACTTTTCGGTTAGATTTAATGCCATTTATTATTAATCCACCAATAGAAATAATGGCAAATAAAATTCGTTTTTTAGATAGACCTATTGAAACTATGACAGATAAAGGTTTGCCTAAAGAATTACGAGGTGGTCCATATACAAGCAAAACAATTAAAGAGTTAACTGAATTTCTTGGAAGAAAATATTATAAAAATGATTATGTTCCTGAAATTGCCAAATTATCTGCTCCACAAATTGAAGCATTAATACGAGGTTATTTTAATACTATTGGTGGTTATTTTTTATTAGCAAGTGATTACGCATTATTCGATGATATGCCAGATTTGGATTTTGAAAACTATCCAGGTATTCGTAGATTTAGAAAAAAAATTATAACAAATACAAAAGATGGTTCTAAAATATATGAATTGTTTAATGAAGTTAATGAATTAGTCAAAGCTGCTAATTATTTAATTAAGAGCAATCAAGGCGAACAAGCTAAAGAATACATACAAGATAAAAATATGAAACTTCGTACAGGAGTTAATCGTACAAAAACTGCATTAGAAGATATTAGTGGTGCAATTAATTTTGTTTTAAATCAAAGTCAGTTAGAGCCTTTGCAAGAATTTGCAAAAAATAGAGCTAAAAGTAAAAAAAGAAATTTTGTTCCTTCACTAATTGAGAAAGGAATATTTAACGATATTGGAGCTTTAAAGTCATGGTTACGTGAAGACATGATTGCAGAGAAAAATATTTTAATTGGTAAAGTTACCGAAACTATTGAAAAAATAAAGGAAGAAGATGAGTAAAGTAAACACATGGAGTACAACAGCAGCCAGTAATAATTCGGCTAGTCCGAATGGTTGGCCAGAAGGTATGCCACCAAGTGGAGTTAATAACTCTGCTAGAGAAATGATGGCACAAATACGTGATGTATGGAATGATAAAGAATGGTTTCAACTAGGTTCTGGTACAGGTTCACAAACTGTAACTAGAGCTTCGGCTACCTCTGTTACAATTGCTGCCGATGTTTCTTCAACGTATCATGTTGGCAGACGTATAAAATTGAATGGGGCGAATACAGGGACCATATATGGTAAAATCGCAACATCTTCATACTCTGCTCCAAATACAACAATTACATTTACTTTTGATAGTGGCAGTATTCATTCATCAGACACTAATCCTACTTTATGGGTTGGCTCTACGTATGTTGGTCCTGCTATTCCAGTTGTTGATGAAGATGCTATGGGTAGTGACTCTGCTATTATTCCTCCTTCGCAGCAATCAGTAAAAGCATTTGTAACCTCTGGTACAGTTACAATGACTAACAAGACTCTAACAAGTCCAACTTTAACAAGTCCAGTTCTTAACACATCATTATCTGGTACAGCTTTTAAAGATGAAGATGATATGTCAAGTGATAGTGCTACAGCAGTTGCTTCTCAACAAAGTATTAAAGCATATGTAGATACGCAATTAACTGGTGAAGATCTTGATTTTGCAGGTGATAGTGGAACAGGTGCAGTAGATTTAGACTCACAAACATTTACTGTAGCAGGTGGTGAAGGAATAGATACCACAGCTTCTGGGCAAACTTTAACAATAGCAGGTGAAGATGCTACAACAAGTAATAAGGGTATTGCTAGTTTTCATTCTGATAATTTTGCTGTATCTTCTGGTGCAGTAACAATTAAAGATGGAGGAGTAGCAAATGCAGAACTCGTAAACTCATCTATAACTGTAACCGATGGATCAAGTTCAACAGCAACTTCATTAGGTGGTACAATTACTTATGCAGCAGGTGAAGGTTTAGATGTAGCAGAGTCTAGTGGAACAATTACTTACTCTGGTGAAGATGCAACAGTATCAAATAAAGGTATAGCATCTTTTGATACAAATAACTTTAGTGTTTCTAGTGGAGCAGTTTCTATTAAAACAGCAGGTGTTGGCAACACACAAGTTGCGACAGGAATTGATGCTACTAAAATAGCAGATGGAAGTGTAACAAATTCTGAATTTCAATATATTGGTGGATTAACAAGTGATGCACAAACGCAATTAACTGGTAAACTAACTGCAAGTAATAACCTTAGTGATGTTTCCTCTGCATCTACTTCAAGAACAAATCTTGGTCTTGGCACAATATCAACACAGGCTAGTAATTCAGTTTCTATAACTGGTGGCTCTATAAGTGGTTTATCTTTGCCAACAGCAGACACCGAAGCAAGTTCAAAACTGTATGTAGATAATGCAATCGCAGGAATGAGAACAAGAATTATTACTAAAGTTGCTACAACAGGTAATGTTAATTTAACTAATGCTTTAGAAAATGGAGATACTATTGATGGTATTTCGCTTTCTACTGGTGATAAAATTTTAGTTAAATCACAAACAGACGCAACAGAGAATGGTATTTATATTTGTCCTAACTCTGGTACTGCATCAAGAGATACAAATTATGACACAGTAGAAGAACTCGCAGGTCAAATG